TTACGCCGAGAGATTGCGATACGTTAATATAACATAGGTGAACAGTTATTGCTCAACCTAGAAATTTTCGCGATGCCGGACACTTAGTTCCTGCCAGCTTGATAACTGCAATAGCTGATCGTAGGTGATAATCCGTCCTGATATTTGCTGAATATTGTCGCTACTAGCTTCGTGCAGTTCCTCAATAGCCTCTTCTCTGAGGTCATGAACCATCTTCATGAACCTAGCAAAAGCCTCGTAGTTATGAAGTGTTTTTATGTCGTCTTGGATATTCATATTATTTTGCTGCGGAACGCATTACGTCCACCATTCTAGGACCCCTGGATTTTACCTGCTTGTACCAGTTACTGTCAACCATTTCATCAGCCGCAGTATTGTAGTCATTATTCATGAGACCCTTCTTCATGTCCACGAATTTATTTAGCTTCGTTAGACCAAGATTGAACGCCATATCAACGAGTGTCATCTTGACGGCCTCTGGCCTCTTTGCAAAGTTAGGATCATAGGACTGAGCGTCCTTGAATGCCTGTGTTAGGCTGTGGTTATAGAGGGTTCTCGTTTCCCTTTCGCTTAACTCCCTGCCATCAAATAACTCATTGATGTCAATGCCTTCCCGCTTGAGAAACTTACGGTTCCCAGCATCTTCAAGATTGAAGCCAACCCCTATGGTGCGGTTACCCTTACTGTCCTTGTAGACCTTGGGCTTGTTCCCCTCGTTGAGGGAAAGCATACCAAAGTAATTCTGTGAACGCTGTTCGCGGATTCGCTGTTGGGCGAGTTGTGAAGGTGTTTTGTTATCAGCCATAATGTACGTTATTCTTTGGAAACATAACTTTGACTCATGTTTTCTAAAAAAATTTTTATCTGCTCCAGCCGTGAACGATGCACCATAAGGGTGTCCATTTGACCGCTGAGTCTTATGTCGTGATAACCAAGTTGTTTTTCAACATTATCAATCCTAACTTGTTGTTCTGCAATGACTTCAGAATATTTATTTATATCCTTATCTAACAAATAAACACATAATGCAACCAGCAAAATTAATGCAGGAAAAATTAAATATTGTATCTTTTTAATCATGAAAGCACAAATATGCTTTGCTACATATTCTGGGTATTAACATTACCCATCTGTGCGGGTGCTGTTCCTACTCGACCAATCTGCGCGTTCTGTGCTTGCTGCATCTGGAAGGTGTACTGACCCTGGTATTTCTCCATGCGTCCCCGGAATGCTTCGTCCTGCTGCAAGCGTTGCTGGATGTCAGGCTGCTGGGCGTATTGCTGAATAACTTGCATAGCAATCTGCGCGCCTGTAGGACGGGCTGGCATTTCAATACCTGCAAAAATCTTTGTAAGATCATCGGTAACATTCTTAACCATCTCTTGTTGAGCATCTTGTGCAGGTTGCAGAACCGCGTCAGCCATGACTGGATCAATGCTAGCGGCTGCAATATCAAGCAATCCATCAATATTCATTCGGTTATTAACATTGAGTTGATTCAATGCCACGAACCCTTGTAGTTTCTTTTCTACTGCTTCTGGGTCACTGTCAAGAACATCGAAGTTAATCATGATGTCAAAGTTCTCGTTCGGATCTCCTTTGTTTATTACTTGAGGGTCAGGAATACCAGTTACCTGGAAGAAGACCTCGTCGGGTCCGAATCTCTGAAAGCACTTATAAGCCATACGAATCACCTCGGATACGTGACTAAGGTACTTATCAACCATGAACTGCTGTCTGGATTGAGACATTGGATCATTCGGATCCAGTCCAATCATCCTGTCAGCTTGATTGATTAGCGTCTGTTCCATCTCAAGCGAACCTTGGTTGTACGCAGGGGTAGGAGCGAAGTCCAGATCACCCTTGCGGCGGTATGGAATCATACGACCTGGTCCCCAGTCATTAGGTGCTTGGCCTACTGGGTGCAGGATTGGAGGCAGAGTCGCTAGGCTGTTACGGTCAATCCGTGAATCACGTTCTACCTTTACTTGGTTCTGGATACCACGAAGAATACTGGGAACGGTGGATACATCATAGAGACGCTTAGTGTCCTCGGACAAGCGTGTCACTACTACTGGATAGTCTTCGTATCCGTTAAGTAGTTCGAACTTTGCATATCCGGGAGTCCCAGTGCCATCATCTCCATCAAAGTTCTTATGAAATACTGTGCAGTAAATTCCTTCGGAGCCATCCTCTTCGTTAATAAGTCTCTGGTATCCGTAAACAATTTCAATAAGTTCATCGGCTTCGTATGCAGTGTCCGTTAGGCTCATGCTGCGACGGCCTTCTTCGTATCGCTCAAGGCTGTCAATGTTCACGCCTCGGTATCTTTCGATCATTGTATCTACGAAGTCCTGGTCCCAACCATCGGTTGTTACCTTGAGTTCTAATTCCTGTGGAGTATAATACGTTTTCCAGAAGCAATACGGTGCGCGTTGCGGGTCAGTAACATAAGGAGGGAAGACAAAGTCACCGTCAGGTGCTAGGGTTTTGACTTCAGGGCAATTAATTTGACGACGCACTACGGGCAGTTTCGCCATTCCTTTTTTTCGTAGATCTTTGAGTGCGGTCTTTGCTCGTTTTTCTGTAACGCCGTCAAAAACTTGCTGCATAAGCAGGATGAGTTCTTCATCGTTTTCACCTTGCTCTATAGCTTGAAAGATTTCTGGAGACATTTGTGCGATCTGTTGTAGATCAATCTCTTGCTCAAAGGAGCGATCCTCCATGTGCCACCCAACGTAGGTAACTAGCAGTCCACGCTCTAGCAGGTAGTTAGCACCTAGTTCCATCTCCCTATAAAAGCGGGGGATGTATCCGGATCGTATCATCCACTTGAGGAAACCTGATACTAGTTTGCTGCGAGCAATGTCTCCACTTTCCACGGGGAACGCTCTGACGTTAGCCCTCTTGAGTGCGGAGATAAATAGGGATGCAAGTTTCGTGATGCGTTCATCAATGAGGTGACATTCACTATCGCTAGCACCTTCCCAAGGGAATGCGTCCGCGCCATGCTTGCGGTGATCGCGGCTCTTGCCTGGCCACCAGTTACGGCGGTCGTCGTAGCTTGTACGACATAAATCAAAATATGCTTCAAGCTCCGTTATAGTTTGCTCGTAAGCAAAGCGGAGTGTTTTAATGTCCGGCTCGTTGCCCACGTAGGTAAGAGCATTTGAAATATTATCGTTCTGCATTTAGTCTATCTTTTATCAGTTGAATCATGCTAGCAAGATGAGTCCTAGAACTGCCTATCTTATCACATAACTCTATGTTTGTCATGGGGACTTTGGATTCATGCTTCACGTACCGCTTGAAAGTCTCCCACATTATGAGGCGATCCCTGTTCTGCTGGTTCCATTTGTAATCCAGAGTCAGGTTCTCGTCCTCGATCTCGCCAGTCTCAAGGTTTCGTCCGTAGAATATCTTTGTTCTATCAACCTTTGACATAACGATAGCTGACCCCTGTCTCGGATTCGATTACCTCAAAACAGATTACCTTACCTAAGAATCTATCCTTTAACCTGTTAGGCAATAGAACTGGAACCTTCTTTCCAATCTCTACGAAGTGAACCATGTTGAATCTAGGATTCGGACAAATTGATAACACCTTGCCCCTGAAGTGCTTAGGGATTATTTCGTTGATGAACATACCGTCGCACAGTATGTCCTGACCCTCTGGACTAATCCAAGTGTTCTTGCCTTTACCGCTGATGTATTCCTGCGGTAGTTTTTCGTTAGCTATTTTTAGAGCTTCGTCAAAGTCAGTATCGTGATATTCAGCGAACTCAGTTAATTTAATTTTCATTAGTATCCTCCTTGTTGTTTTCTGGTGATCCCCATATCCGAGGATGCAAAGTAGTCCGGACCCATACCGCCATTTGACATTCGCAAATAACGGATGAGGTCAAAAAAGTCCTTGAGTGCTTCGTCAGCTTTACCAGCAGCGTTGTAATTAATCATGCTCTCAATAAGATTCCCGCAGTCCTCATGCACGTAGCACCGTGGTCTGTTGGCGGGATCAAGGTCGTAGTTCGGATTATAGAAGAACCAATCGTCCAGGCTTGTGTTACCTATGCCCTCCTGCTGTCCGTCCGACGGTGTAAAATTCATGCCAAAATCGTAAAAAGCCGTAAATAGATCAACATTATTTTCATTTTCCTTAGCAAAGAACCTGGAGTCACCTATACGTTCCGTGACCTCGATACCTAGCTCCTCTTCAATCTCCTCAAACAGTTCGCAGTACCTCTCCACGTCGTAGCCTATCTTCTCTGAGGCTGGACCCTTGCGCCACTTTGGGTCACCGAACAATGCCCACTCACCGTAGGTCTCTCTGTCCGGCCACTCCCGTCGTATAAATATCTCCTCGTCCTGTGAGACACCTGCCCATATCGCCACGTAGTTCCGGGCAAAGGCGGGGTCAACTACCTGATACCATGTGAGGGACTCCTTGTCAGGGAAGGTCATGTCGTATTTGTTCGGTTTACTATTCAGGACATTGACCTCTGGGCTGAAGTTCGGTAGCAGTGAAGTCATTGACTTCGTAGGTAATCCGTAAGCACGGACCATGATCGTATCACGGTTCGCGTTCTTTAGGTCCTTGGCTATGCGGTCATAACCACCAAAGGGGTTCTCGTCGGAGTGCAGGTAAACAACACCAGCATCTCGTTCGGGGCTGTATTGAATCACCGGAACCTGTTCGCCATCCAGCAGGGAAGCGGTCTTAGTCTCCAGAGTCTCGGCTCCCTTGAGGTAATCCGAAACGAATGGCGTGTACCCATCAATTGGCGTGAATCCCAAAAGCATCTTACTATCTCTGGTCGCAAGACGGAAGCGTAGGGTATTGACCAAGGCAGCATCCCCCAAGTATTCGTCCAGCCAGGCTCCTATATTCATTCCCGTAGGGTTACGGAAACCGAACTCAAAACCTTCTAGGATGGTTTGGTTATTACTGAACTGAGTATAAGTCTTGAAGTCCACCCTAGTCCTAGTGTCCGGGAAGATAAAAGAACTGCCCGTGAACCCGTTCTGCATACTGAAGTTAATGTAACCATCGATACTCTTGGTCTTCCTACGGAACTCCCTAGGCATCATCTCCCAGACCGCAGCTTGCTGCACCTTGATAGATGTGTCCGCATTCTGACTGAAGCATACCACGTGTCCATCCATGTTCTCGGTCACGGCCTCCATCACCATCTTGGCGCATCCTGTTGTCTTTCCGCTTCTGTTTCCGCCAAAGGTAATGACCTCGTCGTAGTCCTTCAGCGCATCCCGCATCCGGCTCCACCCGGTTAGTTCAAATCCGTGACGCAGTGGATCCTCTTGCGCTGACTGAATCCTACCCTCATGAGCTTCGTGTAACTCAGCTAATAGCTTGGGATCCGCTTCACCTAGGATTACTATCTCTTCATCGGTAGGGGCCTCTAGGACTGGATGGTTTGTGAACTCAATGGTCATTCTTCTTCCTCTAGATCCTCTGGGTCATTCTCGAACTCCCACTCAAAGCTTATGTCACCGCCAGTAATCTCCTTCTGCATTTCATTTACAAGCATCCTCCCTGCTGGTAGATGGTTGTAGTCATAAAATAGTTCACCCTGCTCATTCATAACTATGAAGCAATAGTTCTCAAAATGCTCTCCCAGGATACCACGAATCTGATCATAGATCGGGTCATAGCTAGAATCCATAATTGACTTAGGCATCTTGCACCTCTGCTTCTATAGTTCTGGCTTCTTGTATCCTAGCTCTTGCCGCCTTAATTGTCGCCTCGTAGTCATCCTGCGTGAAGACCTTTCTATCTTCCGTGATCTGTGTAGCTTCACCTCTAGCAGTCAAAGCCTCCCTACCCGCATTCGCCTTAGCTATGGATAGCTCCTTTAGGTCACGGAATGATACCTCAAATTCCGGATCCCCCTCTAACCTACCACGGACCTTCTCAATGAGGTCCTCTTCCAGTGAGGACAGGTTCAAGTAGTTCCTGGCCGCTAGTCGGCCAGTTACCTCTCGGAACTTCCCTATGTGGTCCGCATAATCAGTCAGTACAGAGATCACCGTATCTCGACTGAACTTATATTTCTTTACCATCTTCGTCTGAGTCTCGCCCATGGCGTAGTGATAAAGTATCTCAGCCACCTTCCCTGGGTTAGCACGGCTTAGACTATTGACCTTCATGGCCTCCTTCTCCTTGCTGACCGCCTGAATACTCTCAGATATACTGGCCATTAGGTCCAGTCGCATCTCCTCAGGGCTAGGATTGATTGCACTCATTATATCCTTGATGACAAGCACTTACACATATGTCAAGGATTACTTTCATCTGGATCAAAAATAATTGGATTTTATGCTTGACACGTATTTTCGTGCCACATAGAATCCGGAATCTCCGCTGGAACAAAGGAGCATTAGAGCAGTAACCCTACTGAGTAATAAAAGGGGAGTATGCGGATAGTAAGCCCCATGAGACTTGTATTTTTTAAAGGGGCGTTGGATGATATATATATAACTGGTATAACGTCGAGCTGATCCCCTCCCCCCCTTAGCAGTTTTACCGGGCTTGCTGATTCTGGTTTTATGTTGGATATCAATGATTTATGGAACTCGAGCTACCAGGTGACAAAGTGCAGCACTATGTGAAGGAATTATTTATTTATCAATAGCGGAAAGGATTCTGGCCCATTCAAAGGATTGATTCTGGCCCATTCAATCCATGCGCGGAGCAAGTGCCACGTATAAAGGGGCTGAGAAGGGGGATGTCACGGAGTCACGGAAATGGATGCCACAAGGGCAAATAACTATCTGGATAAAAAAGCTTGCACGGGGTTGGAAGGTGTGCATATTGGGGGTGCAGTTCCGTTCTTTGACAGTCCTTCCACTAGCTTCTCTCTGTTGGTAAAGCAGAGATGCATGACGACCTAGCAAGGGGGACATAGTTGGTAACCTAGCCTCACTCTGAGAGCGTCACAAGCCGTCTGTAAATTAGGGAGTGCCAACATAAATAAATCAATACCATGAATGATAAACATAACTACAACCTATCAGAGCCTTTAATCAAAAAGCTATTGGAGGCACTTGGTAGTGAATGGAAGGATGGGAGTTGCTTAAATGATTCCTGCGCTTCTGTTTACCGCGACTTCGGAAACGACCAGTTTATGTCAATATATGTTCCTAATGCTACGAAGACTAATTCAAGGCAGGAGGAGTATTCAAACTTCCATGTAAATATCTCAGACAATTACTATCCACAATATGATAGAATTGAAGAGGTTATTCAATCCGCTAAGGATATGGAAAGCGAACAGGCAGACGCCAAGTTGCTTTTTGCAGATTCCGAAAAGATTGATCCAAGCGAATACGAAGGCCACGAAATCCAACCAAGTGAAAGCGTGGAAGTGCATAAGTGCAAAGCAACGGGGTGGCATTACTTATATTATACCGACGAACGCGAGTATCCGTATTACTGTTGTATAACAGTAGACGACGGAGAGTTCAAAACCCTTGAGGAGCTTCAAAAGTGGGCAAGACCGCTTTACTTCCAATAGGAAAACCACACAGCCTCTTAGCTATTAGCTAAGGGGCTTTTTGGGTGTAAGCATGTCGCTTACGAACCAACTAATACAAAAATATAAATATCATGAAAACTGAAATGACTACTTACGAATGCGCCAAAGCTTTGACTCACGATGAATTCGCGGCTTGGACGCGTAGCGGAGCGTTTGCCTTGGTTGAATACCTAGAGCAAATGGAGGAGGAGTGCGGAGAATCGATTAAATTTGACCCCGTAGCCTTGCGTTGCGAGTTCAGCGAATACGAAAGCTTTAATGAGTTTGCAAAAGAGCATTGGAGCGACGATTGCCACATGCATTGGGCAACAGATAAAGTAATAAGGGATTTCATTGAACCCCGTAGCACGCTAATTGAATTTGATGGCGGGCTAATCGTTCAAGACTTCTAAAACCTCACGGCCTCGCCTCACAAGGGCGGGGCTTTTTGGGTGACGGATGTTCCGTTTAACCAACTAATAAAAACGATACTATGAAAACAAAAACAGATACAAACGATGCCAGGCAAACACTAGAATCATTCTTTGAAAGCGTGGTATGGATACCTAATCCAAAGTTTCAAAGCTTTTGCAGCGATATGTTCAAACGCTACGAAAGCAACATTGTAGAGGCGGATTGGTTCGGCTCTGGAGGCGGTTGCTATCACCTATTGTTTCGCTTACATAGCGGACATATCCTGGCCATGCACACCGATGCCAATGTTTGCGAACATAGCTTTGATGCTTGGGAAAGCATTGAAGACTACTGTTCCGACGAAAATAACGCTTACGGTAAAGGCTTCGGTTGGGAGCATGAATCGCCATACTACAACGAGCGTTGCCAATCGATAGCGTAAATCAAACAGCTCGCATTCTTAGGGATGCGGGCTTTTTGGGTGCCGGAAATCCCCGGCGAACCAATAACATAAACGATACAACCAATAAACGATACTATGAAAAAGAGCATTCAATATTATATTGCACAGGCCGACCTGGCACACGATCTTTACAGCAAAGCCAAGGGTTCCTATGAATCCGTATGGATGGGAGCCGCCAAAGGCTTTCAAACTAAAATAGCAGACGAAACTTTGTTTGCTGAGTGCAAAGAGAAGGCAGCGGCAATCCTGGCAGAGCAACCATCAAACCAATAAACAAACCATAAATAAACTAACGCACTAAATAACACGCACAATGAAAACTACAGCCCAACTAAACCGCGAATACGACGCAATCCAACAAAAAGCATTAAAAAATAAGTTACTAAATAACTCAATAAACGATACTATGAAAATCAAACCAACCAGGCTCGTCAAAACAGACAAGCAAGCCGAGAGTGCGTTAATCGTATTCTTTAGTATGATAGCTAGCGGGATACTGCTAGCGGTCACAATCATATCACACTACCTATAACCAACAAACATAAACGATACTATGAAAGCATTACTAAACCTTAAAACTCTAGAGCCAAGCGAACTGCTACCAGCCGACCAAGTCCCGTGGCCGCACCCTGATTACGCGGACTTAAATGATTGGATGTTTGAACAAGCCAACGAGGTTTTTGAGGCAACCCGATACCTTGCGGTCAATCGATACGATCTTGCCCTTTCACTATGGCATAGGGCGGGACGGCCAACCGAAGGCTTTGAGTCCGCACTTTGGACTAAAGAAGAGGCACTAGGTTAAATCCACTAGCTCGCACCCTCACCGGTGCGGGCTTTTTTGGTAGACAAGGCTACGTTTTTTTGTAGCATTCAAACGAGACTGCTAGGCGATGCCGCGCAGCAAACAACAGGGGGTGTAAGGCGATCGACTTGGTCTAGAACTAAGGACGGGGGTTCAAATCCTCCCACCTCCACCAATTTAATCACTAACAACAACTAAATATGTATAACGAATCAGCACGATCCACCCTGGCCTTCTGCCAATCCATGACAGAAAAATATCACGAACTCCTCAAGACAGCGGACATAACCGATGCCGTGCAACGTAGACCGAGCAGGCAAAAAATCTGCGTTGATCCAGAGGCCGAGGCTAACTGGCTATCGCTAGTAATTAAACGAGTCGAGGATGAAAAAATGAGTTGGGGCAGCGCAGCCTTGGGGACTCCGTGGGAAGGTAGGCCAGAGGCACTGCGCCACCTCGCGGTCCGGCGCGGCATTTACAGCACCAAGATGCTAAAGGCTAAGAAGTCCGAGGTTACACAAAGAATAAACGATGAAGCCAAGAGGGTAAACAAGCTAGTCCGCATGGGTCACGGACATCTCAAGGACATTGTAAAGGACAGCACGATCAGTCTGAATCAATACTACGCGGCTAAGGGAAGGCTGAATTTACCTCATACCGACAAGCGTGTAAGATAACTAAATCTCTTTGAACTAGAATCACTTACAAACTTCTACTTGACATATAAAAAGGGGTAAGCCTATATAAAATCCGATGTAAGTTATGTTAATCGTATACTCCATCATGTTACTAGAATGATCCACCATATTA